TTCTGAAATAATGTGAGAACTGTCATCATGAAACCTTAATACTACTGGCAAATAATCAACTTTAACTTGTGTGTGTTTTTTTCTGTTGTATTGATTAAGTGTTTCAGTTTGTACACTTATTTTAGGTAACTCAGCTGCTTTGACCAGCACACTTACATTATTTTTATCTACGTCCCGTCCTTGTAGGACAAACGGATTCATTTTAAAAACTACATGATATAGAAACTTTGTCTTTGGCGACATTTGCATGTTGCCCGCTGTAAATATTTTACCAGCGTGAGCAAAGTCTGCTAGATTCGCATTAGATTTGTTAGTAGCTGAGGCATAAGTAGTCATAACGTATTTATCGAACCTATAATATACGCAGTTAATCTAAAGTCACAAAAAAGGACCTTTCGGTCCTTTTTATTAAGCGCCTAAATTACCAGCGCCAGTAGTCATGGTATTTTGACCACGTCCTACATTAGTTCCAACTCCTGAACCGTCACTCTTTTGTAGTGCGTTATCGTATTTGATAGATAACGTTACGCTTGCATGTTCGTTAGCGTTGTATGCTAAGTTGTTATAGTTTACGTTTTCTAGGTAGCAACCATAAACCTCCCAAGTTTCTAGCACTGCTGGAGCAAAACTTCCGTTTCCGCCGTCTAAGATTTCGATACGTGTTAAGAACTTGTAATCGATACCAGAAGCAGCACTTGCTTGCTCGAAGAAGTCGAATTGCTTTTGTAGTTGTAGACCAACTAGCTTAGATACATTACCGTTGACATCGTCACGAACGTTTAGAGTCAATGGTGTCCATGTATGCTTGCCTGCTAGGTTAATACGACTGTTATAAACGTCAATTGTAATTGGGTCAAACGCAATAGTTGGACGAGTTACATCCATAACTTGCTTTGTTAACTCAGTTGTTGCTTCACTGTTAGCACCAAAGCCATCTAAAGTAACGCGGAAGCGATACTTTAGTTTAGGCATCAACAAGCCCTGTGATGAAGAGCTTTGGTCACTAGCTAACGGTACTGTAAATTTTGATAATGATGAAATAGCCATTTTATTCTTCCTTTATATTATAGACCGCTAATCTCGCCAGTGTTCTTCAAACGCAACGGAATGTAAATGAATTCGATTGCTTTAACTGGTTCAATAGCAATGTCAATCCATAGTTCGTTACGATCAATTCTACTTGGAGTGTTGTTACTTTCGTCACATACTACTAAGAAGTCATATAGAGCACGTTGTCCTACTAGTTCTAATAGTAAACTTTCAACGGCACCCTTGATCTCATCTCGAGTTTGCTTGTCGTTTGGTTCAAAAATGTACGGCTTAGCTAGGATGCTTAGTTGTCTACGTAAGTAGATTACTAAACGAGCAACATTAATACGATCTAATGCACTTGCAGCCTTAGCACGAGTCTTTTGACCATAGTTAACAAGACCTGTTCCTGTGATGAATGTAATAGGGTTAACTTTTACATCATACAATGTATCACGTTGACCTGTGTTTAGTGCAACACTGTTAAATTCGCCTTCAGCGTCAACATAACCAACTGCGGTTGCATTAGTAATGCCGCCTCGACGAACACCTGCTGGTGCAAACCATGGATAAGCAACTTGGTCATTTAAGATCATAGTGCGTAAAATCATGTGGCTTGGAGGAACAACTACGTTATTACCGAAGTTGTCGCTAGTGAATCCCCATGGATAGAACATAGCCATATATTCGTCAAAGCTTACTGCTCCAACTTGACTGTCTTCTAGTGCCAAGTTAGCGTTGTTGCCCCAGTCTAATAAACTGGTTGCATCTGGTGTTAACTTTGGAGGAGTATCACCGATAACAAAAGCTGTTAATCCGCGATCAAAGTTCAAGCTGATCATTTCGCCAATAAGTTCAGGATATCCTGGAGTAGCAATCAAGTTAAAGATTCTGCTTTCGTCATCACGAATATCTTGGTTAGCATTGACCAATGCCTGTAAAGCCTTGACTACAACTTTACGCTGTGCTTTTGGACCAAAACTTCCAGAACCATCATCTTGGTTAGAACTAACTGTGACCCAACGGTGCGGATAGTATAGTGCCATGCTTTCGCCTGGATCATTACCGAATCTTGGATTGTCTTTTGTTATGTCAATGTAATTTCTCTTAAATTCTTTGACATTAAATCCGCTTCGACGTGTATTCCAAAGCAACATTCCCCTTGGATACAATGCTGGATCCGGACAATCTGGATCTACAAAGTCACTTGTTAGTAAATTTTCAATTAATTCTGCATCTGAACCTGCGCTTGCACCTGTTGTGCCTCCGGTCCAACGTGCATCTGCAAATAAAACACCTTCGTCTGTGCTTTGGTCGCTCTTGTCAACTAAAATCCATTTGACTAAAGGCTTGCTGTATCTATAGATAGTTGGGAAGTTTTCCATATCAGCAGTGCTGATCCATAGTTCTCCATCTTCTAAAGGTGTAACACCATCACGCTGAACTGTAGGTGCAGTTCCTCGTACAAATGGTCCTAATGAATCTGTAGTAGAATACTGATTTCTGTAACCAACCCAATTGGATCCGTCGTGAACCATAATATCAACTTCGTCTACTACACTGCTATACCATAATGTTCCGTCTGCTGTTAATGTAGTAGGAGCATCTGCGCTAGTTGTGTAAACTAAAGCTTGCCATAGAGTTGCAACAAAATCATGAACACCGTCTTGGTCTTCTTCTAAGTTAAGCATAGTAGTTGTTGGACTATCTATGTTATAAGCAACAAAACCTAGATCTCCAAGAGGACTATTAGTTCCGTTGTTAAAATGCATTTCTCCTCCAGTTTCGTGTGTTATCACAACTCGATTTTGAGAATCAACGCTTGCTTCAATGCTGATAAATCCTGCGTTATTAATTTCGTTAGCAAGTAATGTAGCGTCGTCAGCAGTTCCTGTAGCAGTAAATGTAATAGTCTTAGCAGCAGTTAAGGCTAACTGTCCTGCTTTGCTTTCAGAAATTGTAAAATCGTAATCATCTTGATCTACAAAAGTAGAAGCTTCAACTTTAGTTGTTCTAATAGTTGTTGGAGAAGCTGCTCTTTTTCTGTAGATAGTGAAATCTCCAACTTGATTAGTTGCTTCGGATGTATTGTATTTTACATACACTTGACCTACTGGTATCTTATTTCCGCCATTAGCTCTATCTAAATTATAGATAGCTTCTAGGTGATTTTTATACAATGGAACTGATAAGCTTTCAAAGCTCTTGCTTATAGAACTGTAACGTTTTACTCTCCAACGTGCTCCTGAATTAGGCTCAGTAGTTTTAATCCAAACACTGCCTGTTGGTGCTATACTAGCATCAGTTGGTGCTCTTTTCCATGCAGGAACTTGTGTGTGAGGACCCATGAATAATTTTTTAGCGCCTGGACCTACACCAGTCCATCCAGATGTACCTACTTGTGTCCATCCAGTTGTAGCACGATACCAAACTGTCATTGGGTGCTGATGTGTCAATTCTGGATCATTTGATCCTGCTTCTCTAACGCATACTATAGAATAGCTTCCTACTTTTCCTATGCTAGACTTTGGACCGCCTGTATTAGCATCTACTTGTTCTGGATCGGTAATTACAACTGGTGTTTTAACGGTAAATGTTTGGCCGCCGCTAGTTGTTACTGCTGCATCATTCCATTCAAAAATACCAAAGCTAGATGTTTGTGTATCTAGCCAGTGTGTTCCATTTTCTGGTTCATTTGCTGGTGCAGCACTTTTAGCTGTTAACATGTTTAGATCGATATCAGCACGAACAATAAATGCTCTGTTGCTAACGCCTAATGCACTGTAAGCAGCCTGTAAGCCGTATTCGTTTTGCTCTCCTACATGGATAGGATTATTGTTGTTGTCTGTTTTAAATGCAGGGTCTCCGAAAGTATCTACTAGATCTTTCTGACTTGTAACTAGATAAACTTTTCCAGCATTAGATTTGAGGGTACCTGTTGCAATACCATCGCCTGCGCCGTTTAGTTTGTTTTCAGCAGTGGCTACTACAATCAAAGGGACTGTACCAGGTGCTGCTGGTGTATAGAATGACTCGTCAACTACTTTGACTTCTACGCCTGGTGAACTTAATGCCATATTAGCTTCTCCTAAGGAAATTTGTTCTTCAGTATTATTTAGCGTGTTTTGGTAAAAAGGTAGCGTTATAACCCATGAAAAAGGGGAGGTAAAGGGGAGTTATAAATAGTTATATGCCCAGACCATTATGTATTTGCGGATTTAGGCCCGCAGCTATCAATTATAAAAAGAATGGAAAAACATATTATCGCAAGAAATGCGAAACGTGTCTTGCTGGCGGAGTTGGTAAAGGATTACCTAAATGGTATCAAGACGGGTACCGAATAAAACTACAGTGCGATCAATGCGGGTTTAAATCAAAGCACAAAGAACAGTTTAATGTGTTTCATATGGATGGAAATATGAATAATACTAAAAGCATAAACTTAAAATCTGTATGTGCCAATTGTCAGCGTATACTTGCTAAAGAAGGATTTAAATGGCAACGTGGCGGACTTCAACCAGATCTTTAATTTGATTAAACAGATCATCAATGGTAGTGTCATTATAAATTGTGTGATCAATAGCACCGCCAACCCATGCCGTTTCACTGGCATGAATCTTGAGTTTTTCTAAGTAACTTTTACTTATACTCCATGTAGTATTACCGTTAGGTCCTGCATTTGCACTAACTGCGGCATTATACCATTCAGGGTCAGCACCTCGTTTAATACGCACTACAATACCGCCTGCATTGTGAATAGCTTTAATTTCGTTAGGAAAACGTACATCACTAATAACAATGTTATCAGTAGTTTTACGCATTTTATTTTCTAATGAAGCAATCCAGATATCGTCATGAAATCCGTTGCGGCAAACTTCTGTGCCCCATAACTG